AAAAAACAAAAAAATGAAAACAAGCGTAATTAACCAAATTAAAAGTTTACTCGGTATGGAAGTAAAACTAGAAACAATTAAATTAATTGACGGAATAACAATTTTTGAAGCGGATACTTTTGAAACTGACAAAGAAGTTTTTATTGTAACTGAAGACGAGCAAAAAATTCCTGTTCCGATTGGAGAATACGAACTAGAAGACGGAAGAATTTTAGTTGTTGAAGTTGAAGGAATTATTTTAGAAGTAAAAGAAGCAACAACTGAAGAAGAAGTAGTAGAAGAAAAAGCGCCGGAAGTAGAAGAAGAAGTAGAAGCAAAAACAACAAAAAAGACAATCGAAAGCATAGTAAAAGAAACTTTCTTTGCAGAAATTGAAAAACTTGAAAAAGAAAATAAAGAGTTAAAAGCACAAATACAAAACTTATCTAAAGTTGACGCAGTTACAACAGAAGTAACCGAACTAGCAGAAGTTAACCCAATTTCTTTTAACCCCGAAAATAAAAACGAAGTAAATCAAATGAAATTTGGAAGTAATAGACCAAAAACATTAATGGATACAATTTTAGAAAAAATTAACAAATAATATTAACAACTTAAAAATTTAAAAAATGGCAAATCCGGTTACAACAGGATCAACTTACGCGGGTACATTCGCAGGTAAGTATTTAAGCGCCTCTTTATTAAGCGCACCAACATTAGACAATGGTGGAATTACAATTTTACCAAATGTCGCATACAAACAAGTTTTACAAAATTTATCTACGGGTCCAATTGTCGCAAATGCGGCCTGCGATTTTCAAACAGGAGCAGGAACCGTAACACTTACTGAAAAAGTATTAAAAACAAAAGAACTGCAAGTTAATATCCAATTGTGCAAGGGCGACTTAATGCAAACTTGGCAAGCGGCCGAAATGGGTTATTCTTCTTACGGAACTATGCCTAAATCATTTGACGATTTCTTAATCGCTCACGTTTCGGCAAAAGTTGCCGCGGCAACTGAAACAAACATTTGGACAGGTTCCGATGGAGCGGGTACATTTGATAGTATCAAAACTTTAGCACTAAACGACGGAACCGTAATTGATGTAACGGGAGTAGTGGGTGCAAATATGAACGCTTCAGTAGTTATCGCTGAAATGGGGAAAGTTGTTGACGCAATCCCGGCAGCACTTTACGGAAAAGAAGGATTAAAACTTTACGTTTCACAAAAAATTGCAAAATTGTATGTACGCGCATTGGGTGGTTTTGGTGCTTCAGGTTTAGGAGCAAATGGAACAAACGCACAAGGAACGCAATGGTACACAAACGGTTCTCTTTCGTTTGACGGAATTCCTATTTTTATGGCTAACGGTTTAGGAAACGACAATATGATAGCAACTACGACTGATAACCTTTATTTCGGTTGCGGACTTTTAAACGATAAAAATATCGTTCAAACAATTGATATGTCACCAATAGACGGAAGTTTAAACTATCGTGTTATTATGCGTTACAATGCAGGTGTTCAAATCGGAGTTGGTGCTGATTTAGTTCTTTACGGAGTATAAATTAAAATAAAAAGCGGAGTGTAAAAATTCCGCTTTACAATATTAACATTTAAAAAAAAATTTTATGGCCTGCGAGTTATTATCCCACGGATTACTTGACGATTGCCAATCGAATGTTGGAGGAATTAAAGCGATTTATTTTATCAATTCGGGCAATCTATTAACACAACCTCTTGCGAATTTCGGACAAACACCCGATACAAGCGACCAATTAAACACAATTACACTAGCACCTTTAAATACAAGTTTGTATAAATACGAATTAAAAGGCGCAAATTCTTTTGAGCAAACAATTACTAGTTCAAGAGAAAACGGAACTACATTTGTTGAACAAACTTTAACTTTTACAACAAAAGGGTTGACTGCAACACAAACTAGACAAATGAAACTTTTGGCTTTTGGACGACCACAAGTTATTATTCACACGAATAGTAATAAATTTCTTCTTGCGGGTTACGAAAACGGAATGGATGTAACAACAGGAACTATTTCAAACGGAACTGCGTTTGGCGATTTAGTTGGCTACACTATGACTTTGCAAGGAATGGAGCCAATACCTGCGAACCATATTAACGTAAATTCTCCTTATGGAGCAACTGAAATTAAACTAGTAACAGGAAACACTTCACAAATTATTACTACTTAATACTTAAAAAAATTATTTTTA